GAAATACCACAATTTGTATATAAAACATGAGTAGCTTCATAGTAATCATTTTGAGCTGAGACAATTTTTCTTGAAACATAAAATACATAAAAGGCTGCCATCATTCCTATTAAAACACGTTGTCCCATAGGACTATGATTTAACCAATCTCGAGTTCTCCGTAAAGCTTCGCGGGGATGTTGTATACCAAATTTAACATGTCTTTTTACACAGGTAAAGGATTCTTGGGTCCATAAAACTACTCTCAATCTACTCCACCACTCTCCTCTTACATGCATTCGATCTATATTAGCATCTCTACAAATAGGACAAGAAATTTCAGGTGTTGTTTCCTGAATTCTATCAAAACAATCTTGACACAAATCATGACTATTTCTACAAGTTATTACTAACTCTTTATCATCTCTACATACAGGACATTCACCAATTGGTATTTGATCTCTTTCATACGGTGAACTAGGAACAAACAAAACTCTCTTCAAATATTCCTTACCAAGGTCTAATATATCATTAAGATTAAATTGTGCATCAGCCTCAGTAGATGTTGTAGGGTCTAATAAAAGAGGTATTGGAGTTCCACTAGATGTTTGAACCACTATTTCATCTTCATTAACAGTTATATCTTCATCAAATATATTAGCTGAGAAATTTTCAGTAGGATCAATCTCATCTTCGGCTATATGTCGTCGAGCTCTATTTGAACGAACTCGTTTTGCAGTTTCAGTGTTTTTCTTTTGTTGAGCTTTAGCTTCATTAGTAACTTTTTGATAAGCTTCAACAAATGTTCTAAGTTGTGTAGTATGAGCTTCATACACATCATTCGGTAACCATCCAGTTTGAATTGCTCTCAAATTTTGAGCAACTTCATTATTTGTAGCATAAAATACAGAATAAGGATCTACAGTATTTAAACTAGCTCTAACATTAGTTGGTAAAGTTTTAGTCAAAGCTTTCATTCTTCTTCCCATATTTACTATTTCTCTTTTATGATAATCTTTCATATCTAATTCAACCATTTTCTTCCATTCACGATAAGTATATGTAGTAGGTTCTAAGGAAGCTGCTATTGCAGGATCACAATATCTTTTAAAAATCAAATGTTGAAATTTAGCTTTTATATCAGATGGTATTGTTCTGATATCTTTTCCTTTATAAGTGGGATGTAATTCACACCTCCAATGCATATCTGCTCTTCTTAAAAAGGCTTCAGGTTGAACAGTTCCATTTAAAACAGTGAAACCATCATTCTGAATAAGGGTAACTAAATAGGGATTTCCTTTAAGTTGTTTATCATTGATATTTGCCATGTTCATATTCATTATAGCTGTACTTTTTAAATTGTAAAGTTCAATTACTTGAGTTACACCAATAGTTGGGTCTCGTACAGCAAGAAAGTCGTCATAAAGAATGGCTTTTTGATTTTTATAACCATTCCAAAATTCCACTCCAGGTGTTCTAGTAAAAACAGGGTTATTTTGTTTTACTCCAAAACATTTCCCTAATAATTCAGGTAATGTTTCAGAGATCATAAAAGATTTTCCAATTTTAGTATCTCCACTAATTTTCAAAACATAAGGTTCATATCTTACAGGACTAGATGTCATTGAGATTGCTAATTCATTTGATTTATCTAAAAGTTTTTGAATAAGTCTTAATAATTGATTAGTGTTCTTCTCTGGTTTATATATTAAGATTTTTTGTAATCTATAAGCCATAACAGTTGTTGTCCAAAATCGATATTTAAAAGTAGGTTCATCGCCAAGTTGTTGCAAATTTACTTCATCTAAACAAAATTGAGCTTCATTAATAAATTGACAAATATTTTCATTTTCTGAGTATAATGTAAAATATTCTCTTGCAATAGGTATTTTCTGTACTAACCAATAAAACATTTTCTTAACAACGGTAATAAATGATTGTAAAAATTTTGTAGCTCCATTTATTGTCTTCCAGAAACTATCATTAAATCTCATAAGTCGGGCCCATATTCCCATATTCGGGGCACTTCCTCTATATCCCAAAAATCCACTCAATGATCCAAAGATCAAACTACACAAGGAGATCACATCATTATCATCTAAAGATGGTGCTTGAGCGTCTGCACTTGCGCCTGCTGCTGGTTGTTCTTCCGCAGTATGAGTTCTTGAGGTAAAGAAGTTTAAAAGTACTTCTCCAATTGGGGCAAAGAAATTCCCAACACTAGTTATAATTCCAGTTATTGAAAGGCAAAAAGTTTGCCATTTAGGTGAAATAAAAGTATGCAAAAAATGTAGAACACTATTAAAAATTTGTGCTCCATTCTTTATCCATTTACATGAATTTTTTACATGAGAAGTTATATTTTGTGCAATATCTTTTAAATATTCCAAAGTTGAATTTAGAGTTTCACCAGATTTTTCCCAAGCTTGAGAAGCTTTTGTAAGGGATTCTACTGCTAATTTTGAATTTTTCATTGCAGATAAAGTATTTGATACAGGGGCAATTGCGCTTGAAGAGATGCTCTTAACACCTCCCCAAACTCGGGTACTAAAATCCAAAATTTCAGAGGGTTCTTCATATGACTCCATCATTTGAGCCATAGCGTTATAGGTAGGTCCGGGGTTAGTTTCAATATCTCCGCTTTCAGCTAATTTCTTAGCTTCTACATCAAATGTCACTGTTAAAGTTTCTAAATAAGATGGTCTTTGAGTAAAGAAATTACATCCTACGAAGTTATATAATTCAAAATCATCTGCTACCCTACTAAAAGTAGTAATACTATCTTGTACATTTTGTGTTGTTAATTGTAAAATTAATGATCCTAAATTAAAAGATATTCTATCAAATACTTCCACATTACTTTCATTAGATGCTGATTGCCATAAATTATCATTATATATAAATATTCCATTAAAAGGTATTTCTATCTTACAAGTAGAATTTACATTAGTATCCCATATTGTACTAGCATAGGATTCATAACTTGTGGCTGTATGTGTAGTCCAATCCATACCTCTAAAGTATGTTCCTTGAGGGGCATGATATATTCTATAAATATTTCCAGGTGTATTGGAAAGTAACAAAATCACAATTCCACCTCTAGACCACCGATATTGTCTAATAATTTTATCTTGTAAAGTATTAAAACCACTATTAATAGTTAATCCTAAATAATTTGTTCCAACTTGAGGGGTATATTCGGAACGATAAGCTCGCCATCTTCTCAAAAGATCTTTAATATTCATATGATCTTCATTAACTTGTAATCTTGCTCCAATAGGTATTAATTTATTAAAATTTTCAGTTTCATCATTTTGATTAGTTGTAATATGTTCTTCACTCATTTGGGCATTTCCATATTGTGTAGGGTTAAAATAATCTTCAATTTCAGATCCGACTGGATAAGATAATTGAAAATCTTCTCCAGCACTTTTATATACAATAACTTGTATTGTTGTCGAAACTGATTGTATTGGGGTTAAAGGATTAACAACCCAAACTTTAATTTGTCCAGGTGAGGGAGGGATTACTCCACGAGATACAGTTCTACTGTCTGAAAAATAGGGTACAATATCTATCGGGGTTGTTCTAATATATGGAACATCAAATTCTACAGTCTTTTGTTCTCTTAAATCAAATATTTTATAATAACCTGATTTAGCTTGATCGTAAGTATAAGAAGTATTATAAGGAATATAACTAATTATTATGGTTCCAGTATGAAATTGTGTACAAACAAAATCAAATCTATATTTAATACTACCACTATAATATCTATAAAATCTACTAAAATCTGATAATGGTTGATAATTAACATTAGATATAATATTAGAAGGGGTTTTATTTACAGGTACAACAGGATTAGCCCATAATAGGGTTTCAGTTCCCTGAGAAATTCTCCAATTAAAAACATCAATAATTCCAGGTATACGTACAATATCTAAGATAGATTTAAAACTATTACTTACTTCCATAGTAGGTAAGTGAATAGCAGTTGCAGTCGGGTCCAATCTCATAGGAATAGTAGGTTCTATTCCAACTCCATCTCCTAATGCTCCGCAAGCTATTATTCTCATATCACAAGCTTGTTTAATATAAGATGGTTTATCTCGATTACTAATTAATCCAACATATTTAAAGTTCTTTTCTACTTCTTTCATAGTTTCATCACTTCTAAAAGGTCTTTGTAAAGCAAGTGCTAGATGACCTAAAGCACCTGTTGCTCCACTAACCATTCCTCCAATAACGGGGATAGATTTAATTCCAGATATTACATCTTTTGACATTTCTAAACCCATTTGAGGTTCAGCAAAATATCTCATACCAGTAAAATTTGTTTCATTAAATTTAATAAACATAGTAAAAGGTACTTGTGTTGGGGATTCATCAGGTACCATTAAAGGTGAAACTGATCTAATTGAAACAGTTACAAATTGTCCAGTTTCATATCCTTCAGCATTAGCAATATTTATTATAAATGGTGTTTTAGCTTTAAAAGGGATATCTATTTGAGCTTCATTACTTTCATTAAGGTCAATAAATGCATGAGGTCTAACAACATCAGCAAATACTCCTAAAATATCATTTTCATTAAATTTAGTTGAATCATAAAAATAACTTAAAACATATTTACCTTGAGCAAATTTATGTGAATTAGGTTTTACTTTAATTGAAATTGAAGGTGCACTCATTACAAAAGTTTTGAAAGGTAATAAATTAACAGAACTTGTATTAGAATAAAAGAAAGAGGGAAAAGCTTGATTAAAAATTTGTCCATTAAATCCATCACTAGTTGAAAAATTTCCATGGTATATTTGAAACCATCTATTTGTTAATGTTTGAAAATTAACAATTTCTTGAGCACTTGAAAGATTTTGTAAAATTTTTTCTTTATTAATAAGAGAATCTAATAAAACAGCTTCTTCTTTAGGTACATCACGAGTGATAATAGTATTGATTTCTTTTTCACTATCGGCTTCAATCATTCCTTGAGAAGTTGATTCAGTTGAGTCCATTTGTGCGTCAGCGGTTACTTTCTTAAATGATCCAGAAACTAATTCTTCATTATTTAAATTATACAAATATCTAATAAATTGTGTATATAATAATCTTTCACTTTGTTTCTTGACTGATCCCACCTCATGATAAGTTAATCTAACATTATCACGAGTTGCGATCAATCGCAATCGGAAGGAAACGATGCCGTCATAAACGGATGTTATATGATAGTGAATTTCATTTTTAAGTCCAAGAATTCCTAATAATTTAGAATTCTGATAAAGTTCATTAATCCAAGATACAGGGTCAGTATTAGGGTTTGCATTAAATGTATAATTATCTCCATTATAATTGAATATTCCAAATTCATCGCCAATGTTCATCTTTAAAAATTGTTCTTTCATAAAAATGTGTGGGGCTTCCACTTCGCTTTTAACGTTCAATCTTTTACTTGTAGCCATAGTTGAAGGTTAAAATTTTGGGTAACAGTCTATTCCTGCTAGTCAAGAGGACGGGTTGTTACGTACAATCTCCTCTATGTCGAAAACGTAGCATTTTATACTTTGTTCGATAGCCTTGCTAAAGGGTTTTCCAAAGTCCAAATTTCCCACATCGCCAAACAATGGTGAAAATCAATAATTAAGCCTCTAATTGAATAAATTCGAATCGATAACTAATTACCTCTGCATAAAGCGCGCAGAAAATTAAGGTTAGGAAATTAATCGGTCCCAAAACTTCTACTGGGTAAATAATTCCGAAATTAAAGAATTACTTAATGACTCAAATGCATTGTCCTAAATAGGTACTAAATGAGTTTTCGTTTTTCCAATGTCAAATCAAATTTCTCGCAATTTGTTGTCA